GCGTAGTTCAAGCTACCTGTTCTAAGTGTTTGGTATGTGTAATTAGATGCACTGCGTCCTCCTTTTTCAGTAGGTTGCTTCAGTGTTTGATCGGAGAACTTGTACAACATACTGTACATATACCCTATAACAAAGTTTTCGTATCCTTCGTACCATACATCTTGTTGCCACTCTGGTGCTGTAGTTACTCTAGCTGCTTCGTCACCTGTTAGTGTAGACCAAACAGTACTACCGAATGAACCGTCTGGTTTATAAATGTTAATTAGGTGTGTTCCTTTATCCCTGAAACCTGAGTCGTGACTGAGATTACATTTATAGATTGTACCGTTGTAAGTAACATAGTCGTACAAAGTACCTTCTATAGTAATCGTAGAATCGTCTACTCTAGTAAAGTTATACTTACGCCCGTACTTACTCCACACTTGGACTACATCATTAGTAACATCAAGTTCTGATACAGGCAGGGTTATATTAGATAAAGTAGTAACATTGTTAACAGCGTCGTACTGATGTGTGACACCCTCAAAGTAAGATGTATTACAATCCAATAGTATTGGGTAAGCAGAATCCCATCCGAAGTACTCACCTAGCGAAGCTCCGTCTCCTTTATCTACATATCCTTCTTCTAGTATTAACTTCTCTAGGTATAACTCACCACCACGACTTACCAATAAGTACAATGTACTATCTACAAAATCAAAACCTCTGATAGGATCCTTACCACCAATAGTAAACTTTTGCCAAGCACTCTGTATCTTTTCCTTACCACTCCAGAAGTATTTATAAACATACAAACAATCTTGTTCAGCTAGTGATTGTATAAGCACTGTATTCTGGGTAGTAGAACCTGCCATCATCCTAATAGTTGACGGTATATACTTAGCTACATGTTCTGTTATTTCCTGTGCTTCAAATACCTCAGTGTTACTATCTACATAGTATTCGTACATACCAACATACTTATCCCGATTAAACGGAAAGTAGATGTAGTTGCCTAGTACTAACGGCTCAACATTATCTGTTGTATCGTACTCACTGACTGGTGATATAGCTACCGTCTTAGGTGATAACACATCTGCTCCTCTAAGTACAAACTGGCTGGAGTCACTGAACAACATCAGCTTCTCTTGGAATGCTTTAGCGTATTGAAGAACTGCTACCTTTGTGTGACTAAGTCCTACATCTATCGGAGCACTGTCTAACAACTGCTGTGTGGTAGTACGGAAGAAGTTAAAGTACTCGTCCGCTTCGGAGAAGATAACATTACTATCTGTAAGGAATCCTAAACGGTTCTTAAAGAAGAAGACATCGTTGATGGTAGTACCTACAAAAGATGGGAATGGATTGGTTCCGTTGTCACCTGCATTCCTTTGTCCGTACCCTACAGCTCTTTCTACATATTGTACATTGGTACTCCAAGCTCTAGCTGAACTGACAGCTGTTGTAACTACCCAGTAGTCTTGCCAATCAGCACCAGTACCTGGTTCAGAGTCAGTGTCAGATATATGAGGTTCTACTAAATTGTAGTAAACACTGTTGTTCTCTACGACATTACCGTACTCATTAGGAGCTTGTAAAGTGAAGCTAGTTACTTTTCCTGTAACCGCATCATAACCATCAGCTACAAGAGTGATAGGCATAGTAGTATAATCAATCGTAGTATCTATACCTGTGCTTGCTCGTTTAGCTTCCGGTCCGTCATCCCATCCAACAGTCTCTACCCAACTACCTTCACCGTAATCTTCACGATCTTTAGTAGCAAAGATAACATAGTAATCATCTTGATCTATGTCTGCATCTCCTCTGATACGCACTCTAAAGTCATTGAAGCAACGCTTGGGTAAGTCTGTTATACTAGCTACTTCTTTATAAGCTACACCTAAACCTTCATTCGCTAATCCATCTTCTGTGCGTATAGAGAAGTCGTGATCTGCTTGTATCTTTAGAACAGCTCCTCGACGCTCTACTGTATAACTAGCACTTGATGGTAAGGTAGGACTAAAGGTTGGCATAACAACGCCAGGAGTAGAAGGGAAAGATGTGTATACTGTTTTACTTGTTTCTGACCTATATCTTATCTTAGGGATACGACCGCCATAATAAGGATACGATACTCTTGATACTGTGTTTTTGGTGATAGTAAGTACAAAGGGTTTATCGTAAGTACCTGGTGTTGTTTGTGTGTTATCGTACCCTGTACCTTTGTGTGTAACTTGGAAAGACTGTACAGCTCCGTTACTTCCCATAATAAGTGTACCACCAGCACCGTATCCTACTTTTTGATCTAAGTCTGGATTACCGCTACCGTCGTCTTCAAACTGTTCGATAGCAAAGGAGTAAGTCACAGTGCTACCAGTGGAACCTTGTCTTGTTTGACTCGGAGTAAATCCGCTACCACCTGACATACTAAGACCAGCTACGATCTTATCACTGCCAAAGTAAGCATTTAGTATTATCTCTAAATCTTCAGCTATAACTTCTGTGTCTGCGTTGACTCCGTGAGCACTTGTACCACTTTCGTATGTATGTCCACCAGGAGGAGTCTTGTTGCTTGTATGACCTGAACCTCCATACGGTACTTCTTTACCTTCTAGGATTATGTTGTAGGTCTTCTCATAGTCTCCCATCTTGACAAACACCAAAGCATTGTACTTACCGTTGTCGTCTCGTATATCTTTAGATAAAAAGTCTGGGTTTGTATCTACCTTTACTTCCTTCTTCTTATTAACAAGGAATGTATAGTCAGCTACTGTAATCGCTCTTATATCAGATAACGCACTGGATATACCATTAAGATATATAGAAGCTGTAGCTGTAGTAGCTACTGATATATGATTACCGCTGTCTAAATCAATAACACCTACACCACCAAGAGACACAGTAACACAGTACTTGTTGCTTTCATCTCTCTTTACGAAGTGTGTGAATAAACCAGCTCCGCTACTTGTACTTACTTTACTTACAAAGTTTGTATTCGGACGCTTTACTAATCCTTCTACAACAGTAGCCCAAGCATTAACTTGTTCTTCGCATTGACCGGGATACCTAAGACTGTCGGGTTGTTGAGATACTCCCTGTGCTAGGTTAGGAACACTGTTAACTAACAGAGGCATCGCTTATCTATCTAAGACTCTAAGTACGCTGTAGTGGTCGAAGATCGTTCTGTCTGCATTCTCAGAGTCGCTTTCAATAGCTCTAGCTTTAGCTTCAATCTCATCTCGTAATGCAAACCCTTCTATCTCTCTGTTCCCTAAAAAACGACTAGCGAAGATACGAGCTGATTTCACTGTGATGTAGTGTCTAAACTGCTCAGGCAATTCATCGAAGTCTAATTCAAAAGTAATCGAAGCTTTCACTTCTTTCTTCCATTTATCCGTGTGGTTCTTACGGTCGTACAATTTACGCCCTCGTTGCACAGGATCGGATTCTGTATAAATTTGTGGGTCGAGGTCCACATTAAGTGTGTTACCAGGCAGTGTTATCTTTTGTGTTACTGCATCTGGTGTAAGTGGATACTCGTGCTCAGTGTTAAAGTGCCATCCTTCTGATTGGACAGCTTTTGTTGTTTCGTCTAGGACTGACTCAGCTTGTGAAACAGATACCGGAATAAAGCCTGTACCTACACCTAACGAATTAACAGGTGCTTCCCCGATAACGGAGATCATAATGTTTACAGCTTCTAGTTTCGTCGTCAGTGCCATGATGTATATAAAAAAGTAATCCCGATGGAGGGAGCGGAACGAATCACAGACCTCCCAACACCGAGAGAAGACAGGTTATGCGATCAATTCGATAGCACACTCTGGACGGAGAACTCCGTGACCCATAGCATACTTCGCAACAAAAAGCGTACCTTGACGCTCGATCTGATACTCAGATTCGGTAGCAAGATCAAGCAGTTTAACAGTTCCTACAGCAGCAGAGTGGGAAACAATACCCAAGCTATTGCGGAAGTCACCGTTGTATCCGACACCGTTAGCACCAAATACATCATTGACGCTTGATCCGTCTCCGGTGGAAACAGCACTCAAGTCAGTCGATGGGATGTGATTGGATTTAAAGATGCTGATACCAGCGATCTGTGGAACATTACCAGCAGCAAGACTACCAGCTCCTCCAACATCCTTGTTAACAGCAGAAGCTGAAAGGGTGAAGGCGTTGTTAGAATCAGCTCCGGTTACGAGTTTGTAGTATTCCTGTGGACGAAGAACGCAGAAGCGACCGTCGGAAGGAATATCATTCTCGTCAAGCTTTTGAGCAGCTGCAAAGAAAGCACTTACAAGTTCAGCTCCAGTAACAGACTCAGGAGTACCAGCAACAATGTTGGAAGTACCGAACTCTCCGTCAGCTACATTGTAGCGTCCACCAGTCTTACCTACTTGAGATAAGTTAGCGGAGTCACGGGAAGCAGCGATGAACACTTTAGCAATAGCTGTGTCAAAACGAACTGCAAGAGCTTTACCTAACTCGTTAGCGTATACTGAACGAATGTCGTAGTGATTCTTTACATCGTCAATGTTAGCCAAGAAAGTAGAAGCAACCAACATCTGATCGATGGTGATGATCTTCTCAGTTTTCTTGATGTCGCTGAGGTAGCTGTTGCCAGCGTCAGCAATGTTTTCACCGGGAGTGTGATAGTCAGCAGAAGCGATTCCTGTTACAGGGAACTGTGCTGATTTACCGTTCTCGATAGTGCGAATGGTGTGCAGTGGTTTAAAGATGTTGGACTCTTCAAAGGTTTGCAAAATCTCTCCAGAAAACTTCTTGAGAAACAAAGCGTCGTTATCAGAACCGCCCTCAATAAGACCTACACGACTTGGATCAGTATTTCCGTTAGCCATAATATATAATCTCCTATGTTATAAGTTATTGAATGTGTGATGATTACCAGTGACTTTCACATCTTTCGTCTTCACAGGATTGTCCTCCGCAGAGGGTCGAGGGACTAGTTGTTGCTAGTTGTCGATTAAATTTAACTATAAGTAAAAGGGAAAAAGGCTTGACTGTCAACCTCTTCGACCGCTTGGACCAAAGTAGAAACCAAGGATACAAGGTAAAATTACTGTGCATCCCATAAGGCTGATGTGTCCAGAAGAGATCGATATGGGTTCTTGGTTAGCTTGGAAGCTGATAAGACCGAAGAAGAACTCGTTGACTCCCTCTCCGTCTGCGTTGGTAAGGGTGACGATTTCTGCGGAGGGGTAGATGGTACAGAGGACGATACAAGAACAG